TTGAGCGGCGTATGGGTTTTGCTGGTTTCTGTATTGGTCTTGGTACAGGTTAGACAATATACGGTTATAGCCGGCTTTGTCTGGCTCAGCAAAAAGAGATCCTGCGCCTGCAGGTGGCTGCGGCATTCTCTGATCTGGCCGTCCAGGCATTGGCCTAGGCATTGGCGTAGGCTCAGGAAATCTAGGCATAGGATCAGGAAATCTAGGCCGAGGAAAATCCATTTCTCCAGGCATTATTCCTGGCCGAGCAACGATACTGCCAAGTGGCGGCCTTACCGGCTCACCCACATCCATACGAGGAGGTTGTGGTAATCCTGGTGACTTGACTGGCTGCAGTCTGTCAAAAATACCACCACCACCTGGCCTTGGCTCAGGCAATCTCAGCAGGCTTTCAAGCCTATCAAGATTGGTGCCGCTGCCTGGTTGTGGAGGGGGTATATAACGAGGGTCTCTTGGATCAACTCTGGGTCCGGCAGAACCTAAAGGGAATTCTCCGTAACCAGGGCCACCAAGGGTTCCCGCTAGGTATTGTGAACCTTTATCGCCAGGAAATTGACTCATAATTTATCACCAGTTTTTGCAGGACCAGTACGATGGTGCGAAAACATCTTTCTTCTTCTGCACCGCATCGCAGTTGTGCCTAGCGCGAAAAGACTTCTTTCTTGCAGGCTGGTCAGATTTAATACTCATTTTAGAATCGCCATAGCGAACCAGCTTTACCTGGTCGCCTTTTTTAGCAAGAACCTTAAACTTCTTTTTGGCTCCTGGCGTCCTTACCTGTTTGTTATATCCAGGGAACGACTCACCACTGTAGGTGAGCCTTCCCGTCTTACTTCTTTTAACATCACCTGTCGTAGCCATTACGCATGGAAAACAGTTAGCGTTAAAAATGTTGATACAGTGTACTGAAGATAAATCCCGCTTGAGAAGACAACCCCGTTTTCAGGGATCACCACATCTCTTGTTGCGTCAGCATTTCCAACCGAGCTTAAACCCATAACGCTTGTTCCGCTGGGAGATGTTGTTAGAAGATCAACAGTACCCGCTGTGGCGGTGCTAGTAAGGTAAATACCCTTGAGCCTTGATCTTCCTGCAAATACAACATCTGCAGCAGCTGCATTAACGCCCGCCGATACATTGCCTGCAGGATTACCCACAGCCGTAATAGACGCTATAGTCTTGAAATACTTAGCACCGGTAGCTGTTCCTGCGTTAGCACCTGTAATGGATTCTGTTTGAGCATCTCCATTAACATCAGTACCGACTACCGTAAAGGACTTAGCTGCATCATTACCCGCAGAAAGAATTGTTACAATCCTTCCATGACTAAGTGCAACAGCACCGCCAGAAGCTAACGCACCACCTATTACAAGTGCTGCGTTATTCCCAACGGCGGCTGCTACTGATATTCCATCGGCATCCAACGCCACTGTATCGGCAGTGATAGTGACCGCACTTACATCTGACATACCCATAATCTACTCCTTAATTAAGCTATTAAGCTATAGTTGCAATCGGAGTTGAAAGAACAGTTGTCATCCACTTAGAGTTAGTTCCATCGTCTGATACGCAAGTCATAGAAACTCTAGCGTTTAAGACAGTTGAGTTTACTAGAGTCAATGTGTCTCCCGCTACATCACTTACTGCGTTAGCCGCTGTTCCTGCAACCAATGAAACCATGCCTTGGAAGGCTGATACAGCAGAACCAGGAAGTACGAAAGTAGTAGTGGTGCTACCGCCAACGGCTACAGTCAACTGGAATTCATAGTGAACGCCAACATTCTCAGTCGATAGAGCAGGCATATTAACAACATTGTTTGCTGTTCCGTCAATCAAGAACAAAGTTCCAGACTGAGCGGCAGTTAGAGTTTGTGTCAAAGCACTTGAGGCGTTAAAGTCAGTGTTAATAGACTTTTTGCCAGTGATGGTTCCACCGACAGCAGCATTAGTGCCATAAGTAGAGTTGGTAGTTTCAACTCCAGTGCTTGCGGCTACAGTAATATCTTCAAAGCCATTCTGTGAACGAACTGGTCCGTTAAAAGTTGTGTTGCCCATATTATTTCTCCTTACGAGAGATTAGTTGTATCACACCGTCTCCGTAAGCGTCAGCCGTGCCTGTCGGTGTGAAATAAAGTTTTCACGGTAATATCAGTTTAAAGTAATTGTAAAAAAAAGCAAAGCATAAAAAAAGGGGCCAAAAGGCCCCTTTCTAAACAACATGGTTATTACGCGCCTTGCGACCCGTAAATGCCGCGCCAGTCAGAGAAACCAAACGAATAACGCTCACGCGCCTTATATCGAATGTTTCCTGTGCTGAAGTCAGGCTCCATATTAGTTTCCATCGCAGTACGCTGGAACATCTTCAAGCCTTCGCCGCTGTCAGTGACAGAGGTTAGCAAGAAGAAGGCGTCAGGGTCAGTCAGATAATGATTGACCGTGTAACCACCAGGCAATACGCCTGTGTTCTTGATAGCGTTAACGTCGTTGTCAGCAGTACCTGAACGTAGTTGCGAGTTCAGGATACGGTCAGCAACAAACACTAACTGAGGTGGTACAACCAACTTAGTGGCCTGGACAGAGATGGTTAATCCCTTATCATCGGTAAATGTGCTGATATCAATCAACGCATCTTCCAAAGATGTCTCGTTCAGGTCCGCCATAGTAGTTGCGCGGTTAGCCGCAGTTCCGCCGCCAGCTAATGGGTGAGCAGTGTTAATCATAGATACACCGTCTCCTCCAGTAAAGCTGCTGCTGAATGCGTTGTTAAGTACGTCAGAACCTTTGACCTCTTTGGTGTTAGCCATAGAGCGAGCGAGGGCCTTAACATAACGCTTACCAAGTGAGTCATAGAGGTTATCTTCTACGGCTTCGTCAGTAAGAGCGAATGCTAGTGCAATCGTGTCGTGGGTATAACGTGCTGAATAAGACTCAGAAGCGTTGTCAAAAACAACACTTTGGCCTTCTGTCTTAGTTGGTGCTGCACCGAAACCGGTAATCAGTACCTCTTCTTCAAAGGCACGTTGAGAATCTTCAATAGCGAAGATTTCTTCATACTCTTTTTCGTAGCTGTCGTAAGACATACCGAAGAGACTGTTTAAGCCAGGCTCAAGCTCTTTAGCTAGTTGTGCTCTTGAAATAGCCATTAGTTACTCTCCTTATGCTAATCCGGCGCCTTTAATGCCGAATACATGGTTTTCGATGACGACAAGCACATTAGTGTGTGCAGCGGCAACGTCCGAGTTTGACGGGTCCTGAGATATGTCGATTGCTTTTACGGGCAAGGTAAGCGCAGTGCCACCATCCGTTACTTGCAATTCAGCACCAGAGATACCGGTCAAGGTAGATCCAGCTGTTGTATAAACAATATCAAAGTTTCCAAACAAGTCAGCGACTGGGAAAGCTATCGCGGCTTGAATTTCAAACACAACCATAGGATCATCTATAACAAAAGCGATGATGTCCGCAGCAGCAGTGCTTGCAGGGTAATAGTTGCTATACACTTGATCACCAGAGGTGGGGTCTGTGTATTGACAACCGTTAAACACACCAACTATAGGCACAGTGCCTGCGTCTGCGTGTATTGCTATGCCCCCACCAGTGACCTGAGTGACCATATCGCCTTGAAAAATTGCAGTATCATAATTATTTGCAATACGATATCGACTCTGACCGCCTGAGTAAGGTGCGCCACCAATCATTCTGACTGGCTTCATTCCAAATGCAGCGTCTTTATTCGCCATTTTGAATTCCTCATCTACGTCCGAAAGTTACTTGAGCATCCCGTTTCGCATCATACTTAACATAACGATTATCTTTTTGAGCATCCCCAAACATATTATTGTCTAGGGCGTCTTTAGCTGCTTGAGTCTTACCATCGTAATAATCGCGCCGCTCGTTAATTGTTTCATTAGGCATTTTTGCGAGGAGAAGCCCCTCGTTGTATATGACGCCTGCATGTCTGCCGTTATCCATTGTCGGTAGGCTTTCAGCCCACTCTGGAGGAAGATCGGTGCCTCTTACGAGTTCCCATCCTTCTCTAATGCGGCGAGAGACATTACTTCTGTCTTCCGCTCCCAACATAGATTCCCTAATCCACCGGTAGGTATAACCAGGAGGTGGCTCAGGTGTTTCCAGCTTTCTTACAGGTCGCCAAGGTTTGCGTCGAGTCTGATTATCGTGCGCTCCACTTTCACGCGAGTTACGGTTTGCTTTAGATTCTGTCATCTTACTTTTGCTCCCTTGCTGAGATCTTTTGCTTCTCTTTCGCTACATGACGTAACCATGTTTCCATGTTCATGTTATGAGGCTTTAAGCCTTTAAGCCGTTCAACTTCAGAATTACTAAAAGTAACACCG